TCAACATCTGCAACTATCAATAAGCTTTTCTTATTTTTAATTACAAACTCTAATACATTTTGTATTCTTCGTATATTAGGTATAGGTGAAGATACTATAAGAACATAAGGATCTTCTAATGTAGCTGAACCTTTATTTTTATCCGTAGCTAAATGTGGTGATTTTAAACCGCTATCAAATTGCACTCCGTCAACAAACTCAACATAAGTTTCGTTTGTATCGGATTCTTCCATTAAAACGACTCCATTTTTTCCAACTTTTTCATAAGCTTGTCCAATTTTATCTCCAAGCTCTGCGTCGTTGTTGCATGAAATACTAGCAACTTGCTTAAGCATGTCACCTTTAATTTGAGTACTGGCTTTATCAAGATAAACCATAACTTTTTCAGCGCCACTAAGAATGCCGCTTTTAAGTTCTCTAACTTTTTCTTCATCTAAATTTTCATTAACTGTTTTAAGCAAAGAATGCGCAAGGACGGTTGATGTTGTTGTGCCGTCCCCGGCTTCCTTTACAGTATTACTTGCCGCTTCTTTTATTAAAGTAGCGCCTATGTTTTCAACCGGATGTAATAAGACTACGCTTTCCGCAACGGTTACACCATCTTTTGTTATCACCGGTTTTCCAAGAGCGTCCTCATATATTACGCATTTTCCAGAAGCACCTAGCGTGCTCTTTACTGCGTTTGATAATTTTTCAACGCCTTGCATAATTTGTTGCTTGGCATCATTGCCAAACGTGAGAGTTTTAACTATCTCACTGGGATTATTAAATTCCATTAAATTAAATTTTAAATTATTTACTCTTTTTCAAAAGTTTTTACAACCTTAGGTCCTTTTACAAAATCAAGTTTCTTTTGATAATACTGTATAGATCCGTCAATTGCTGCTTCTGCACCCTCGATAGTTTCTCTCCTTGTAATATCTTTCCAGGAGTCTTCGTCTGGTACTTTAATTTCTGTTTGGTAGAATCCATTTGGTAGCTGTACAATACGCCAGTTGGATTTGGTAGACGCATGCTTCCAGGTTTCTACGGTTTTTTCATTTGGTTGCGGTTGACTAGTCCACGAATTAGTCGAATAAAATAGTGTCATTGGTTTTGGTTTTAATTATTACTATTTGGTTTGCTCTATCCCGAGCCGGTATATTTTATATATTACGTGGTTTACGACGGCGTTAATCCACCTTCGTCTTGCGTAGGATCAAACTCGTCTTTATCCCAAGGTTTACCTCCTTCTATAACTGGAGTTTCTAATTCTTGTTTTTTAGCTAATGCCTCCGCTGCAACTACAGATTCAATTTCGTTTACCGCTTCTGCGCCTAGTTTATCTTTAACCCAGCCTATAACAATTTCTTCTGTTAAATCTTCGTAGGGTATAAACTCGGGTCCAGCTGTCCCTTCAAATTCCTGCAAAAATACTTTTCTGGCATAACCAGGGCCGTCTTGCACGCCGTAGCATGACGAAACTTCTATAACAAAACCATCTGCGGTTTTATGTTGCATATCTAATATTTTCCAACTCATAATTTATTTTTTAATGTGCTTTTGCTTGAATTATATACCATTCTGATCCGTCTGACCATACTGCAACGCCCTCGTAAGCTTTTGATATTTCAAAATTAGCCTCACCATCAATTGTATCTCCACTTCTTGCAGTTAATAAAACTTTATGGCCCCCGCCGCTTCCAAACGTGCCGTCTGTAATAAATCTAATCATTCTATTCGTAACGCCACTTGAAGGTGGCAATCTTAGTGTGAAGTCACCGTTTCCGCCACTCCAAGATATTTTTCCAATATCATTAATATTAGACGCTGTTAGCCAAAGGCTTTGTCCAGCTACAGCTGTTATGTTTGTTGGCGTTAATGTCGCGGGTGGTGGGGGTGGTAATGTACCACTGCCCATTCTTATTCTTAAATCACTACCAGTACGATAAACACCTCTTAGCGGCACCCCAGCGGCAGCAGCCGCAGCGTCATCTGCTAAATTTCTAATACCATCACCTATAATTATATAACTTGGATCACCTGTAGACGTTACTTTTTCTGTAATCTCAATCGCATTATATTCCTGACCTAAACCATCACCGGCTTGGCCCGCTGCAATTACAACGGATGTCGGATAGGTTGTTTGGCTTGGAAATGTATTATTAACACCTATGGTGACACAAGCATCAGCTGCTCCGACGAGGTTAGATTTTCTAGCATTGTCTTTAGCATTCAATCCTGATAGGTACCTACCTATTAAGATATTGTGCTCCATATCTCCATAGACCGTGCTATCTACCCGGTTATCCCTACCTAATAAAACATTACCTTCTGATCCAGCAAATGCGACTGAATTTCCTTGTCCAAACATAAAGTTAGGATCATTACCGTTTGTATTGTCAATGTTAGAAAGACCTATTGCAATACCATTTGTAGTGCTTATATTATTATTATAACCGATAGCAACAGAATTATTGCCGCTTGCCGTGCTATCATAACCCAATGCAACTGATCTAAGTCCTGATGCCGTGTTTTGTTGTCCAGCTGAAAAACTATTATTACCTGTTACTGTATTATTGTTACCCAGCGCTTGTGCTGCTGTTCCGCTAACAGTGTTATTTAACCCAACCGCAAAAGAATTTACAGCACTTGCTGTATTTCCGTTTCCTAACGCAACCGCTTGACTGGCGCTAGCTGTTGTGTTTAAACCAGAGGCTATTGTGTTTACGCCACTTGCGGTAGTTCCATTACCTATAGCAAAGGATTGGTTGCCGCTTGCTGTTACACTACTACCCATTGCAACAGAATTAATAGCTGTTGATGCCGCACCTTTACCAAATATAAGTGCCGCACCTGGGTTTGAGGCGCCTCCCGCGTTTTGTTTTATTTCAAACTTTCTATTACCATATCCTGATTTTAACAAAAACAGACTGGTCCCTCCAACTGCAGTTTGGTTAGAGGAATCAGTTCTAGCATCAAAAGTAAATATACCTTGGCTACCTGGAGATGATTGACCACCTGCGGAGTAATCGTAGTTTTGGCTTGCTGTCCTATATTCTACAACACCTGCGGAACAATTAGCTTGGGATTCCGTTCCAAATACATCGCCTAAGCCGGTACCGCCACTGTCTGTTCCAAACTGAGGATCAAACATCATTTGGTATCGAGCCCCATCCGTGTGAGTTCCAGGGCCCCAGGAGTTGCCGTCTGCACTTATATTTACGCTTGATGCATATAAAAATCTGCTAGAGTATAGAGTGCTACCTTGCTCATACGTAGGGAAAAACCCTTGAATACCAGGGTAATTTATAAAAGGATTGGTCCGAACCCATATTGGATCACCCATGTGTATTGTAGGTATTGTGTTAAAAACACCTGTAGTTACATCTTGTGCTGACCCTAGCCTTAATACCCTATCTAATATTACCGTATTGTCTTTATAATACCTTCTGCCTTGAACACCACCATATGAGCCCTCTCCTAAAGCTACATTTGTATTTATATCTATTAGTGATTCATTTAAAGCATCAATACCCTCACCTATAAGTTTTTGGTTATATACTGTAGAATTGCCAGTACCTATAACAACTTGAGGTGAATTAATTTCAATTAATGACCCCGCGGATGGCGACCCTTGCGATATTAAAGAATCAGTTAAGTTTTCCGCTTGATCCCAAAGAGCCAGCTTGTAAGGTGTGCCGCTACCAGTTATAAAACCAGCTGCGTTAATTGTTAATGTTTGGTCCAGCATAGTTGTTGCGACATTAGTCCCTCCAACTATATTTAATATCTGTGTATCTAAATCTATTGTGCCTTGGCCGGAATCACCTGCAACAGTTAAGTCGTCGTCTTCTGGGTCTGCCCAATATACCTTGCTAATGCCATCCGTGGTAAGTTGTGCTCCAGCCGTTCCAATATCATTTGGCAACTCCATTGTGTATGAAGCGGGTAGATCAGCGTGAAGTGGAGCTTTAATTGTAATACCCGTTGCATTTAAGCTTGAATTTAGAACAAGCTGCCCAGAAACTGCTACGCCTTCAGTAAGCTTACCTTTTATCTTAGCTTCCTTATCAACCTGCAGTAATCCAGCTATTGTTATTTTTGTGCCGTCAGGGTTTATGTCTTGCGACATAATAGAGCCTGTTATACGCGTTGCGTTAGCCCCAGCGGTGTCTTGAGTATCTCTTAATACGGGTATTGTGAAACTAACCGCGTCTGGGTCTATAAACTTATCAATGACATATTCTGCAATATCCCCTAGAAAAAAGTTTTTAGTTACTAGCTCATTAGTATCTCCATCTGTACCGATTATACGATCTAGATCGGATATGTATATATCTTTTTGATAAGTTGGTATTCTAGCCATTGTTCTGTTTTAATGTTTTTATCTCTTCTTCGAGTGTATTTATTTTATCCACTAGCTCTTTAATAGCCGCAGTGTTTATAGATATAATATTATTATGCTCTAATGTTAAGTGTTCGCCTTCTTTTACAATAGTTGGTAAAACCTCCTGTATGTCTTGCGCTATAAACCCGTATCTTGTTTTTAAATCAATTCCACGCATATCGGGTTTCCAATTAAAAGAAACGGGCGCCAATTTCGAAACCGTATCTAGCGCATTTGAAATTGGGTTAATATTTTCTTTTAAATTTTTATCTGAAAATGTTTGGTTAGTATTACTAGTTAAAGTACCAAAAACCTGTGCATTACCCCAAACTTGAGCAACTGCATTAGCAGATCCAGGAACAACATCACCCATGGCAACAAACCCTTTATTGCCTCTAACCTGTATACCATTTAATCCAATATTTGTTTTCCCTGAAGCACCTGTAAACAGCACATTACTAAATGAATTAATTAAGTCTTCGCCAGAGGATAAATATTGTCGTCCAGAGAGTTGCATGTAAAACCACGGCCGATCTGCGTAATAACCCGAGCTTACGTTGTTTCGGGACCATGCGTATATATTGGTAAGCGCATAATGGTACTCCGCAACAACTTTTATTTTCCCTGGGTTTGATGCAGTTCCTATATCAGAATTTCCAATTGGAGGGTTTAAAGTCCCTTCTATTTGTCCAGACTCCCAGTCTCCTGGCACATTTAAATTGAAGCCAAAATACTCGCCGCTATCGTTTGGCACAAGTATTGTGTTTGTTGCTTCATTTAAATTTGCGGTTGCGCTACCTGAAGTTAATATTTTTTCTTCTGTTTTTAAAATAGGGGCCAAATCACCGTTATCAGGCTCAAAAATAAATTTGAATACTATTTTAACTTCATAATCGTACCCAACAACATCGGCTTGATTAGGTATGTTGTTAAAATCAAGGTTGCTATTGCCGGAGTCCGGGCTGTTTGGGCCGCCACCGAATTCGTCGTCCCCGAATCCGCCTTCATTTCCAGGGCCAGCAGAAGAAATATCCCCCCAACCGTAATCTCTACCAAATTCTGCTTGCAATCCAAACGTAACACCAATTGCGCCGGGACTTAAGGCGGCTGAAACCCCGACCGCAGGTCCCTTGCCGTATGGTATAGAGTAAGCAGCGGTCCCGCCTCCGTAACCATCGTAAGCTATATTGTTTGCCGCATTGATACCGTATTCTACACCTGTTACATCTGGTAAATAATATTTATATCTTTTAGCACCAGAGATTGCTGACACTCCACCGTTACGGACACCGGAGCCATAATCATCTAGTCTAAAATCCTCGCTACCTGTAGTATCGGCGATAGCAGAAGGGAAAGTGCCGGGCTCAAATGAAAAGTTCGCGCTAACCGCCGCGCTGGGAGCGATAGCCGGTAGATTTTCTGAAGATAAAACTAGCTTTTCAGTACCAACCTCTGTGTAATTGCCGCTTGGGTCTAAAACAATCTCTGATGATCCATCTTTTAATGCACCGCTTGAATCTACTGTCCAACTACC